GGTCGATCAACCTCTGCAACACCAGCGGCTACGGGAAAAGCTAAGTTTAGCGAAAGCCAAGTAGCTCGTATGTCTGATCGTGAGTACGATGCTAATGAGGAGGCAATCCTTGAAGCCATGAAGGCAGGTGCATTTACCTACGACATGACCGGCGGCGCACGTTAACTAAATGGCAGTCCTAGCAAATTAACTATTGACAAAATGAGCAATACTTATATGCTAGGGCTGTCCCTACTAGGGGCAGGTTATAGTAATAGCTATTTACTACTAATACTAAACGTGCTATAATTATTATATCAAGCAAACTTCTACCTGTCTTATTACATAAGATAGCTACGAGATTGTTTAGATGATCTCTCACAAACCAGAGCCTCTTTTAAAGACTACCTCTTAGTTTGTTACTACCTTCAGAAGAATTAAGAATTTTAGTCTACCAGTGTGGTATGGCCCGTAGTTTTGTATCATGGCCTGATACATCTTGTACGCACCCATAACATAAACACTGCCACTTAATAATTCCCTTCTGTCTTGTCTGTCGGCTAGTCCGACCTGCCATTTCACAAGGAGATATTACAATGGCTTTTCCATCAGCGGGTGGGTACACAAACCTCCCAAACGGTAACTTTTCACCAGTTATCTATTCTAAGAAAGTCCAAAAGGCTTTCCGTAACTCTTCAGTAGTAGAAGATATTACTAACACTGACTATGCTGGCGAAATCGCCAACATGGGCGACTCCGTTTAATTTTTTGGCGGCTTTCAGGAGTGATCCTGATCGAAGAACTCTGTGAATTGCTGGGACATCTCTATGAGACAATCAGCAGCCAAGCCCTTAAACGGGAAGGTTCAACGACTATCCAGAAATGGAGTAGAGCCAAGCGGCTCGAAGCGCAGAGCATCCCTAGCGGATGGTGATATAGTCTGATCTGCATGGCGACATGTAGCGGCTCGAAAGAGCGGGGCAAAAACTAGCGACTTTGCCTGAACATAATGCAAAATTATCAAAGAACCCGAAATCACAATCAACTCTTATGCTCGTGGCACTACGCTTGCGACACAAGACTTGCAAGATGCTGATTTTACTATGGTTATCGACCAAGCTTCTTATTTCCAGTTCGCTTTAGATGACATTGAGGAAGCCCATTCCCACGTTTCTTTCATGGACCTCGCAACAGACCGTGCTGGTTTCAAACTGCGTGACGCATTTGACCAAGACGTTCTGGGCTACATGTCCGGTTACACATGGAACGGTTCTGCATGGGTTGCTCGTACAGCCGCTGCAGGTACTAAATCAAATGCAGCAGCAGGCGCAGACGAATTGCTGGCAGCTAACAAGCTGACACAAGGTGCCTTCGGTGGTTCCACCGCAGCTAACTCCATTCCTGTCACTGCAGGCGGTGGTGCTGGTGCTTTGACATCACCTTTGGCTGTGCTGAACCGCATGGCTCGTCTTATGGATGCGGCTAACGTAGACACAGACAATCGTTGGGTTGTATGTGACCCGGTCTTCAAAGAGATCTTGCTCGATGAAGACGCGAAGCTGGTTAATTCTGACTTCGGTGGAGAAGGCGAAGTGCGTAACGGTCGTATGCCCGGCACTATTCGTGGCTTCCGCGTCTACACAAGCAACAACTTGCCGTACAAAGGTACAGGGGCTGGTACAAGCGCCTCTGCAGGTTCTGCAACGAACTTTGGTGTTCTGGTCGCAGGCCATGACTCCTCAGTAGCAGTAGCTGACCAAATTGCGAAAACTGAGAGCTTCCGCTCACCAGAAACCTTCGCAGACATCGTCCGGGGCATGCAGCTCTATGGCCGAAAAATCCTTCGCCCAGAAGGACTTATCACTGCAAACTACAACTTGGCCTAATGGTTAAGCGGGGGCAGGGCAACTTGCCCCCAACACCTTTTTCTGAGGATTATTCATGCCAACTACATACATTGATTTATGTAATCAGGTTCTTCGACGCTTAAACGAAGTTGAAATCGTTGCAGGTGATTTTCCATCGGTACGAGGTGTACACGCCCTTGTTAAAGATGCAGTGCAGTCATCGGTAGCCAGGCTTAATCAGTCAGAGTATAGCTGGCCTTTTAATGCCGCTGAACACACAATTTCATTGGTTGCTGGTCAGACTGAGTATACATGGCCCGTAAACTACAAAATAGCTGATTGGAATAGTTTCCAGATCCAAAAAAACGATAGTCTAGGAGTAGGGTACAAGTCCCTTCAATTTATTGAGCGTGATGAATGGTACAGCCGTCACCGGGATGCAGATTACACAGCGGGGTCACAGGGACGGGATGTTCCTGATTTTGTTTTTGCCAGCCATGGTAGTGGCTTTGGCGTAACACCTGCACCCAATAGAGCCTACACAATCCGTTTTCGCTATTACCAAAATTTTACAGATCTAACTAACGCTAGCGATGTCTGCCGCATTCCTACTTCATTTGATAGCGTCCTAGTCGATGGAGCAATGTATTTTCTGTACATGTTCAAAGACAACATCCAAGCGTCTCAGTCTGCATATGTTTCTTTTGAGTCCGGTCTAAAGAACCTGCAATCCATCTACATTAACAATTACACTTCGGTTCGAGATACTAGGATTCAGTTTTAATGCCTGATGAAATTCAAAGCTTTAAAGTTGTCTGCTCTGGCGGCTTAAACTCAAACGAAAATCATCTATTTCTTGCCGAAGCTGCGCCGGGTGCAGCCACTAGGCTGGTAAACTTTGAGCCGTCACTTTATGGCGGCTATCGTCGTATTGAAGGGTACTCTTTACTAGGGGGCTTAAATGCAGCGGTTGGAGACCTTCTGGCAGAAGGTCCAATCCTTGGGATTGCAATCTATAAAAATGAACACTTAGGAAATCCCTACATTATTGCCGCCCGTAAAGATGTGGGTTCCCCTTCATATTCTTTGTACCGATTTATAGAATTATCAGGATGGCAGAAGATTCTACTGCCCCCCGGCATTACACTTAATTATACTTCCGGTAGTCGGACTGTAACTAAGTTGCGTCACACACAATTTGACTTTGGATCTGGGTCGCAGATTTGTTTTGCGGACGGGGTAAATCCTGCCACAGTTTTTGATGGTACAAACTGGTATCAGTTGACCAATACTAATACCGGAGGCTCTTCTAGCCCCGGTGGTGATCAAGTAGTTAATGCTCCTGCTATTGTGGAGGTTTTTGAGAACCACCTTTTCTTAGGCGGCGATTTAACTTCTAGGGCTGTAATTTGTCACTCTTCACCTAGTGATCCACTAGATTTTACAGTTGCCAATGGTGCTGGTCAGATCACCCCGGGTTTTAATGTAGTTCAGTTCAAGCCTTTTCGTGATGATCTTTTTATATTCGGCGTAAACGCAATCAAAAAAGCAAGCGCTGACATAAGTGCTGGGTTCACTCTGGATCAAGTAACGACAAACGTAGGTTGTGTAGCCCGTGATAGCGTTCTTGAAATCGGTGGAGATCTTATATTCTTATCCCCTGAAGGCTTTAGGCCTGTCGCTGGAACCTCCCGCATTGGTGATATTGAGCTAACCACACTTTCCAAATCTATTCAGGTAACCTTGGTCAATATGATCAAAAATTACGACATGGACACGATAAACGGTGTTGTAATCCGGGGTAAGTCTCAGGTCCGTTTTTTTGTCGGTGACGGTACAGAGGATCTCGAAGAAAGTTACGGTATCATTGGCGGTCTGTCGGATCAGAGCGGTCAGATTGGCTGGGAGTTTGGAGAGATTGTAGGCATCCGCACCTCCTGCGTAACATCTGATTATATTGGCTTGGAAGAATACGTCTTGCACGGCGACTCTGATGGTAAGGTATATCGTCAGGAGGAGGGTACGTCTTTTAACGGTAGAGATATACTTGGAGTATATTCCACGCCGTATTTAGATTTTGGGGACACAGAGACCCGCAAGGTTCTTCGCAAAGTAAACACCTTCATAAGGGCAGAAGGTCCGGTCGAGCTTTTCCTCTCAATGGCTTATGATTGGGGGACACCCAATACCCCTCGACCTCTCAATTACAACAATCAAAGCGAGGGTGGTCCCGTTGCCTACGGCGGTCAAGACCTAGACTACGCAGGTGTGAACGTCATCTATGGCGGAAACTCTAAACCGATTATGACATCAGATATTCAAGGTTCCGGTTTTTCAGCACGGGCTACTTTTACAACGATTGGACAATCTAAACCATATACAATTCAAGGTTTAGTATTTGAATTTAGCATTTCAGGAAGGCGTTAATTATGGCAGGCTACACTCGCCAATCTAGACCAGATATTACCAACGGCGCAGACATTACGGCTCCACCCCTCAACGCTGAATTCGACCAGATCGAAACAGCTTTCGGTACGGCAGGTCATACTCATGATGGTACTGCAGGTAATGCACCTAAGATCGATCTCGCAACATCAGTCGCAGGTTATCTGAAGCAGGTTAACGGCGGGGTAGGCGGTGCCAATAATACTACCGCTACATCAAACCCTACGATCACAGATGATACCGTTGCAGGTTATGCAAAAGGTTCTCTGTGGCTGAACACTACGACAAACCGTATATACGTCTGTGTATCCGACACTGCTTCTGCAGCGGCATGGTATGAGCTTGCTGCCACAAACACTGCAAACAATATCCTGCCATCAGGTGACGGTGTTGTTGATCTAGGCGCAGTAGGTAATCGCTTTGCTGACTTGCTTATGGCAGGGGATGCAACGATTGGCGGCTCAATAACCGTTACTGCAGCCAGTTCATTTCAGAACAACGTAGACGTTACAGGTGATCTAGACGTAGACGGCAGCTTAACTGTTGATACCAACGCAACGGTCACGGGTGATACGACTCTTAACGGCAGTACCACAATTGGTAATGCAAACACTGATACCGTTGCTGTTAATGCGCAGGTTTCTACAAACATCGTTCCTAACTCTGACGATGCAAGAGACTTGGGTGAGGCGGCTAAAGAGTTCCGCAACCTGTTCCTAGACGGTACAGCGCATATCGACACATTGGATGTGGACGAGAGTGCTACAGTTGCAGTTGATCTGACTGTTGGCGGCAACGTCCAGATCGATACAAACCTAGATGTGGATGGTGTTACAACACTGAACGGCAACACCATCATTGGTGACGCAGGTACAGATGTCCTTTACGTTAATTCTGAAATTGCTACATCCTTGGTTCCGTCTGCCACAAACCTTCGGGATTTGGGTACAGCAACCAAAGAGTTTCGGGATTTATACCTAGATGGCACTGCGCATATCGATACGCTAGACGTAGATGAAAATGCGACAGTTGCAGGTACACTAGGCGTAACAGGCAACACCACACTTGCAGGTACACTGACCACAGGCGGCATCACTGGTACGTCTGCTACGTTCTCAAGCAACGTAGATGTCTCAGGCACAACTACGATTGCGACAGTAGACATCAACGGCGGCAACATAGATGCAACACAGATCGGTGTATCAACACCCGATACAGCCCGTTTTACTACAGTAGAAACATCAGGTCTGGCATCATTGGCGACTGTTAATATCGATGGTGGTAACATCGACGGTACGATTATTGGTGCGACAACACCTGATGCAGCGACCTTCACTACAGCCGCTGCGAACAACGGTTTCACAGGTGACCTAGCAGGTAATGTCACTGCCCCTGCAGGCACATCGTCTTTCGACAACATCAGCGCAACAGGTACTATCACAGGTTCAGTTACAGGCGATATTACGGGTAACGTAAATGCAAGCACAGGGTCTTCTACATTCAATGATGTGACCATCAACGGCACATTGAACATGGATGCAGGTACGACTGCTACAATTACGAACCTAAGTACTCCTCTGAACCCCGGGGATGCCGCCAGTAAAGCGTACGTGGATTCTGAGGTTGCAGCACTTGTAGATGCGTCTCCTGCAGCATTGGATACGTTGAACGAATTAGCTGCAGCGATCAACGATGATGCTAACTTTAGCACCACTATCACAAACAGCATTGCTACCAAATTGCCTCTTGCAGGCGGTACAATGTCTGGTGCCATCGACATGGGTACGAACAAGGTCACTAACGCAGACGATCCGACTGCCGCACAAGACCTTTCGACTAAAGCGTATACTGATCAGCAAGACGATCTGCAGGTTAGCAAAAGCGGTGATAGCATGTCTGGCAACCTTGCCATGGGTTCCAACAATATCACTGGATTGGCGACACCCACAGCTAATGACCATGCTTCAACCAAAGGTTACACTGACGGTATTCTAGGCTCTGCTACGGCTGCATCTGCAAGCGCAGCGGCGGCGGCTACCTCGGAAACTAATGCAGCGGCATCTGCAACGGCGGCGGCGGGTTCTGCAAGCACCGCAAATACTGCAAAGCAAGATACGCTGAATGCCCTAGATGAATTTACCGACATCTATCTAGGTGCGAAGTCTTCTAGCCCATCAACTGATAATGATGGTGATGCACTGGATACTGGTGCCATCTATTACGATACGACAGATAACCAGTTGTATATCTGGGATGGTACAAACTGGGACCAAGCTGCATTTACTCTGGGTCAAGCCATTGCAAACATCATCGAAGATACTACGCCACAGTTGGGTGGTGATCTTGATCTGAATACCAACACCATCAACGGTACTGGTGACATCGATATCACAGGTACGATCACAAGTTCCGGTGCAATCACTGGCGCTCTGTCGGGTAATGCAAGTACAGCAACTGCATTACAAACGGGCAGAAGTATTGCGCTGGACGGGGCTGTAACCGGATCTGCTACCTTTGATGGAACAGGTGATATTACGATCACTGCCACTGCAACATCTGACCCGACAGTTACACTGACAGGCGCTGTTACTGGCTCTGGCACAATGACTAACTTGGGTAACGTGTCTATTGCTACTACAGCCACGGCTGACCCTACGTTGACGCTTTCTGGTGATGCTTCTGGTAGTGCTACATTCACTAACCTTAATAATGCTACTTTGAGTGTCACGGTAGCTGATGACAGCCACAACCACGTTATCTCAAACGTAGATGGTTTGCAGACTGCTTTAAATGCAAAGTACGATGCGTCAAACCCCAATGGCTATACCACCTACACGGCAAACCAGAGTTTAAATACGAGTAACAGCCCATCGTTTGCGGGTGTAAACATCAACGGCAATCTTAACGCTGTAGATAACATATACCTTGCAGGCGTTCTTTACCACGAAGGCGATACTGACACCCGACTGACGTTTGGTACTAATAATATGGTTCTGCGGACTGGTGGAACTGACAGGGTACTTATAGACGCCTCAGGCGTCCGATTAGGCGACAGTGGCAACGGCTACTTCCAGCCTGTCTCTGGCAACTACGGCTCTGTGCAGATTGATGGAGGAGCGCATGGTGGTTGGGAAGGCTACAGCATTGGTGGTCATTCTGTGTTTATGTCGCAAGGCAGTGAGACAGGGCTTTATAATGACGCTAACAATGAATGGCTTGTACAGTGCACTCATAATGGCTCAACAAGGTTATACTACAACGGCTCGTCCAAGCTGGAAACCACTGGCGCCGGTGCCTCTGTAAATGGAGACCTAACCGTAACAGGTGGTGACATTTCACTTAGCGGTACGGGCCGCATTCAGGGTGTGGATACAGTTTCGTCTGGAACTGACGCAACAAACAAAACTTACGTTGATAATGCAGTAGCATCAGCCGCTCCAAGCTATTCTGCTACAGCGTCTGGTTCGATAGCAAACGGTGCGCCAGTAGTTGTTAATTCTAACGGTACACTCTCCTCTGTCGCCATTGGGTTACAAACACAATTTGTAGCTGATGAAGGGACCACCACGTTTACAAATAGTGGCACCCAGTTTACCGGGCAGTACACATGTACTTACGTTCCTAATCAAGGCTGCTTTCTTGCAACTGGTAGAATTTCTGGCGTAAGTAACTATCATGGTTGTGTCGGTGTTATGAACGACTCAGGTGAGATGTCTTGGGGTGCGCAGCAAGATTTAGGTTTCGCAACTGGAGGCGGTTATGATAGCGGTGCTGTCGTCGCTTGCTATGATGCTACCGTAGGCAAAGTAATTATAGCCTATAATGCAAATACCGACTTAAGAGTAGTGCCTATCGCTGTTGATGGCGCTGCTAAAACAGCATCTGCAGGAAGCTCTTCAACCGTAGACTCAAGCGCATCTCCGGCAGGTATGGGAATGGTATATGGCTCTGGGTTTGCAGGTTGTGCAGTTGCCTACAAGAGATCTACCAATATTCTCAGGATGGTTATTGTTAAGGGTTCTGCGGGGGCCACATCTGTAAGCGCTGGCTCTCCCTTAACAGTTGAAAGCCAATCAAATACTTGGTTTGGCCTGGAGTATCACCCAACACACAACCGAGTAGTTGCGGTATACAATGCACCTTACTACCCAAGTGTAGGTCTATTTTCGGTTAGCAATTATTCCGTATCTAAAGTTACCTCATCTCAGCTAGGTTCGGGTAATATTAGCTACTACAACAACTACATTGAACAACATACGATTTCGTTTGACCCAACAGCTGACAAGTTCTTCGTCGCATATAATAGGGACTTTGCAAACCTTCGTGGTCGTACGTTTTCAGTAACCACGAATAGTATCTCAATAGGCGGGGAAGGTACTATTGCCAGTGGTTCGCCTAGTGCTATACGAACTGTCTTTAACAGCGTCCCCGGAAACGTAGGTATTGTTTATACTCAATCTTCCAACTCAGGTAAGTTTGCGACTGTTACTCTCAACTCTAATAATACTTTTACGGTTAATAATAGCGGCCTAGCCTTCGGCTCTGGTAAGATAGTTAAACAGCACGACCTTGCTTATGACCCTGTTAATAACCATACGCTCCTTTCCTTCAGGGACGAAGCTGGTGGCGCTATTGAACCGAATTATGCTACCTTTAAAACTACTCAAAATGGTACCAATCTAAAGTCTGGTAACTTCATAGGTATTTCTAACGGCAGCTATTCTAATGGACAAACAGCGACAGCCCAACTTTCAGGGTCGGTTGATGATGCTCAATCAGGTTTAACACCGGGAAGTGCATACTATGTGCAAGGCTCGGGCGGTATTGGCCCTTCTGCGTCTAGTCCGTCTGTTCTTGCTGGGACAGCTGTTTCCTCAACTAAACTGGTTATAAAATGACCACCAAAGACGGCTGGCACATAAGCCGAAGTGTCCCCGCAACTCTTCCCACAAGTGTTGATTGATACGGTAAACAGAAAGACTGATAAATGGACAAACGTACAGTATCATCCGCGCATGAGCGCATAGACGGCCTTGAAAAGGAGGTGATCGCTATAAAGACTGAAGT